GTGACTTCCAACTATACCATACCGGAGTTGTTTGGGTCCGACCCCGAGCTTGTCAAGGCTATCTCCCGCCGATTCAAGGTGACCACCTTCTTGCCCTCGAGCCACCCCTTCAGCCCTATGAAACTTGCGAACTGTCCAAGTACGAGCGATTCCTCCTCTGCGCAGGTATTTGTCCCTCCTCCTCTCAGGCGTCAGAACGCACTCATTCTTACTCATGATAGTTTTCCTTGGAATGGATCTCAAGAAGATCCGATTGAAATCTCCGAGCCAATGTCGTTGGATCGTATGCAAGATTGACAAGTAAAGTAATGTAATGTCCAGAGTCCAATAAAAAATACTATAAATAAAGTTACACTTTAGCTGAAATGATTCATTTCAGTCGCATTATGGACGATAGTTCTTACAGATCCAGATCACGTAGGTCGAAAGGCCGAAAGCGCCGCGTAGGCCGTGCATCATCATCTGTGCCTTCTCTTAACTCTACCAAGTCTTTCAGTCCTGAACTGAAATACGTCAATACCACTACATCTATTCAGGACATGACTACCACACCCGTTATCACTCTTCTCAATGGGTGTGCTCCTGGCAGTGACGCTACAAATCGCATTGGGCGTCGCGTTCTTGTCAAGTCAGTGCAACTGAGTGGATACGCGGCAGCGAGTACCGCCACTGTCATTGCTCCTTGCCGGTGGGCCATTGTCATCGACAGACAACCAAATGGAGCAACGTTCTCCTTCACTGATTGCTGGGATACGGCCCTGGCCGACACATTGCGCAACCCCAACAACCTACAACGTTTTCAAATCATTCATGACACTGGTGTGGTTGCTGTTATTGGTTCAACCCAGCCTTCTCCTGCTATTGCTGCTACCTCTACTTCGATGGTCCCATTCCATCTATACAAGAAACTCAACGTTCCTGTTCAATACAACTCCGGTACGGCGGGTACGATTGCCGATATTCAAACCAACGCAATTTTTCTTGTCACGTGGGGAAGTCAAGCCGGTTTGAATGGAGCAGATTTCACATCTAGGATTCGGATTCGCTTTGCGGACGAGTGATGTTTTTGTGTGTGTCCTGTCCAATGCATTTTGTATATAAGATTCAATAAATACAACCCGTTCCGGGTAAATGGTCAAGAAACTCCGTCGCATACACGTGTCGTGTGTTGGCTCATGCCGACTCAAGAAAAACATCAAAGCTCCAAGAAAGAAAAGGCAACGACTTACAGTGCATACGAGATCTCTTACAGTCTACACACCGAATGCACATCTTCCTGCAATCAATCCCGCATCTGCCTTGTTTAGTCCCGAAACATCTGATTCCAACGTGAAAACCAATTCCACTTTGTGGATAGGTGGGGCTTCTTTTGCGAGCGCTGCTACAGCAAACGATTTCTATATTATCAACTATGTGCCATCTGGCACTGCCGATGGTCAGCGCATTGGTCGACAGATTCGTGTGAAACTGGTTGAGTGGATAGGTTCTGTCACGTGTACTGCGGATGCAACTATACGTCTTATTGTCGTGTTAGACACTCGGTCTATGGGTGGCCTTCTTGTTCCTGCTATCAGTGATATATATACTGCAACCGTCTTTGGCTTCAGACAGGTGAGTACTATGTACCGCTTCAAGGTGCTGTATGACAGCAAACCGCAGAGTCTTATTCTCAATGCAGATACTGAACGACGGAATTTTTCCGGTAGTGTTAAAGTTGACATTCCCACACAGTTTGGTCCAGACACGTTCAGCAATCCAGCGGATCTCATTACACCTCGTGTGTTCATTTGCTGCATGAGTACTGGCTCGACTACTGTGTCAATGAATGCTCGTATGCAGTACTTAGATAATTAGTTTTGTGCACACATTCATGTGTTTTGAGAAAGTTGTTAAAAAAGGTTGTTAGTATATCAATGGACGTTAGTCCAGTCCAATTAATTTTAATATATAATACACTCATCCTATACCCGTTCCGGGTACTTCATGAGTCTTTTGTCTATCTTTGATCCTGAACCTCCGTCATCTGATATGGGCAAGGGACGCTACTCCAAGTACAGTCAGTTTGCCAGTTCATCTGGCTCTGTTGCGTCACGTTCTGCCGGAAAGATGAAGGCGGCAAGAAAGGTTCGGAATGAACTTGCCAAGGATGCTCGTGCTCTGCAGGCTCTTGCCAGTATTGGTGATGCTCCCTCTACCTATCGTACTGGTGGACTTTCTCTTCGCAGTGTCGGTGGCAAGGAACTCAACTTTAAGGATGTCTCCATCACGTCGTTCTCCGCAGCCTCATTGCTTACACTTCTCAACGGTCTTGTGTCTGGTACCGGTGCTACTCAACGAGTTGGTCGCAAGATCACAATCAAGAGCATTCAAGTGACTGGCTACGTCGGCATTACCGGAGATGAGATCAACCGCTTCGCTTTGGTTGTCGATACGCAGGCCAATGCCACAGCTCCTGCCATTACTGACATCTACACCGCGTCCAGCCCATCAGCCCTTCGAGAGATCAACAACATGCCGCGTTTCAAGGTACTCTGGGACAGTGGTCCCATTGGTCAGGTTCTCACTTCTGATAGTGAGATTTGTACATTCGATGTTTACAAGCGTGTCAATGTTGGTGTTCAGTACAATGCAGGCGTTGTTGGCGACATCACAGACATTCAAACCAACTCCTTGTACTTTGTCCATCGAAACACTGGCGCTTCTGTGTCGTCGGGTCGTCTGGATGTTCGCATCCGCTATGACGACAATTGAAACTTGTTTCCCGCGTTTTTTTGTCCAGCTGTCGGATCTGTTAATAAATGAATACGTCATGTTAATCAGCAAAAAAAATCCTTTCAAATGCGTATACACACATATATACTCTACTAAGCATCTACTAAGCACCTACTAAGCATATACTAAGTAGCTACTAAGTAGCTAGCTCTATCCATTTTACATGGATTCGAACTCTGGGCCGTATACTAAGTATCTACTGAGTGTAAGTAGGTCCAAAAAGAGACACCGGGTGACCAATTACATCTGCCTATATTTGACACCGGGGTGGTGAATATATAATATTGGCGATTCTCTTAAGAATCCTCACCCCAGCTACTAACAGTAGACTTAAGCATAAGTAGGAACAACCTCTCATACAATAAGTATAAGTAGCAATACTAAGTATCGTTAACATTACATGCAATCACTGGAGGGACGAGGGCCTCAACCCCGAGCACCTCTACCTATAGGACGCGTAGTCCGTGGCGTGCATAGCGCGTCCTGAAAAGAGTCACGTGTTATAATTCTGTGCAGGTCTCTGTGCAGTAAAGGTAGGAACCAGTATTGTAAACTATCCGTTTCATACTGCTTATTTTACATAACGTACATCCTCATCAAATCCTTCTATATATAAGGACTGGACTTTACAACATCACAAAATATATTTCTCAACCAGTAGTATCTTCAGATCACGGTATGGTTGTTTATACTCGTTAGTTCGGATTTTGAAATATCTGTCCGAATCTGCACACAGATTTTAGAAAGCAGATAACTGTGCAGATTTCTGTGCAGAGGGCACTAGTAACAGGACTTTTAGTCCTCCTAGTATTACCTAGTGCCCTAATGTCCGTCCGTCCTTATGTCCACTTCCTACTTCCAACTCCTCTTTTCCGCAGATAAAATGGCTTCAACTTCCAACAGCTCGTCATCAATTTTCAAGTCTACCGAACGCTGCAAAGGGTGGTGCTTTACGCTCAATAATCCGAAGGCCTCAGACCTCAAGGACCTTGATCCAGAAGAGCTCGAGTACCTAGTTTACGGGCGAGAGACGGCCCCGGGCACCGGCACGCAACACTTACAGGGGTTCGTGGTTTTCAAGGACCGCAAGCGTCTGACTCAGGCCAAGGCTCTGATTTCTCAGCGTGCTCACGTCGAGGCTCTCAAGGGTACTGCTCAGCAAGCCAGTGACTACTGCAAGAAGGGCGACCAGTCGCATGATGAATGGAAGACTTTTGGGACGGCTGGCCCCAACTTTGGACTCAATGCGGTCGTTGTTGAACAGGGCGAGCTCCCAGTTCTCGGCAAGGGTGCGGGTGCTGGCGCCGCAACTGCCGCAGCTCATGCCAAATGGGAACGCACCAAGCAGCTCGCAAAAGTCGGGGACTTCGAGTCCATCGACCCAGCCCACTACATCAACAACTACCGGGCTCTTCAGGCGATTGCTAGTGACAATGCTCCTCGTGCTGTGGACCTTCCCGATGTATGCGGGATATGGTATGTGGGCCCCCCTGGATCCGGTAAGTCCCATGCTGCTCGCTCTATTGATAGTGACTACTACATCAAGCCCATTAACAAGTGGTTTGACGGTTTCAATCCTCTCAAACACAAGACGATCATTCTCGAGGATCTGGACACTACTCACGCATCCTATATGGGCTATTTTCTCAAGATTTGGGGCGACAAGTGGTCTTTTGCGGCAGAGAAGAAGGGATCTACCATCCAGGTCCGGCCGGAGCGGGTAGTGGTGACTTCCAACTATACCATACCGGAGTTGTTTGGGTCCGACCCCGAGCTTGTCAAGGCTATCTCCCGCCGATTCAAGGTGACCACCTTCTTGCCCTCGAGCCACCCCTTCAGCCCTA